TGCATCGAGGAATTTTTTACAGGTACGGATACGGGTGACCTTGGCTTGCAGTGGGTTGTACGCCAGCAGCAATGCCGAGATCGCGCCAGTGGTATTAGCGATCCGCATGGATGGACGTGGCAAAGTGCCCTTTGATATCAGTTCAAAGCCGTCAGCTTCAATCGGTGCGGCGCTGTAAGTAATCCCTTGGAAAACCACATCAGCAGTCAGGTCGTTGGTGCCAGCGTGGTAGTAAAAAGTGGTGTCGATTCCGTTGACTGCCAGCGTTAGCCGTAATTGGAACAGTTCAATAATCGCTGAGGGGTTCAGCGACTGGATCTGCGTTTGAATTGAGGTGGGTGTCGTCATGCCTCAAATACTTCGCGGAAGGTTGCGGTGATTGTTGCGCGACCTGTATAAGTTATAGATTTGTTCCACTCAGGACAAACCCATTTAGATGATGTTGCTTGATCAGGTGGCTGCCAATCAAAGTAGGCGCCATCGGCTGCACGCGCATCTAAGAAGGCTTCGATGGTATCAGAATTTGCCTCTGTAATATTGACCCACGACAGCGACCAAACCTTTGGGTTTTGGTTAATCCCAAACGAAACGCGCTGTTCATATCCATCACCAAAGCTGATGACTTGAAGTTTTGGTTGACTCTTTTTTTCTGCGCCGTAGCTCGGCTGAATTGCAGGGAAGGTAGCCATTATGCGAGGATGCCTCCTGGACGGCGTTGCTTAACCAATTCTGCCTGCACAGCAGCCGCGACGACCTTACCTAGTTGACCAGCCTTACTGGAATCACCACCCGCGCTAGTGCCATTGGCATCAACGTTAACCACAATATTCGCTCCGCCACCAAAGCCGCCCGCAGGAGCGATACCACCGCTACGCCCAGGCATGAACAGTTCAGGACCACGCTCACCGACGAGGTAACCCTGACCAGCGGTAACGCTCCCACCCATGGCGCGCCTACCCAATGAGCCACTAAGGAAACTGAAAAAGCCTCTTCCATCATTACCAGCCAAACCTTGCAAACCAGCTTGTATAAGCAAATTACCAAGCGACTTCAGAACATTTTGCAATGAACTGTTAAAATCATTTGTTCCTTGAATTAGCCCGGTAATAGTTGAAGTAAATGTGCTCCCAATGGCATTGAGCAGTTGCTGTTCTTGTTGCAGTAAAAACTGACGCTCCAAAAGTTTTTTATTGACTTCTGTTTCGTCTTTTACCTTTTGAGCAGCAAGTTTAGGATCCGCGCCTTGTGCAACAAGTTCAGCAATTCGTCTGCGTTGATCTGCTTCCTCTTCACCTAGCGCAAGAATATTTTGTTTATACGCTATTTCTGCTGTGATTGATTCTATTGCCCTAACAGCGCGTTCTGCTTCGGTTGCGTATTGAACCCTAGATTGTTTGCCCTGCTCGGCAGATAATTTATTGAACTGTCCAAGCAAGATATTTCTTTGATTTTGCAGATCTCGGGATTGCTCGTCAAAAGCTAATGCCGTTGAAGTTTTGTCGGTGGACTGACTAATTAGCATGGCGCGAACACCAGCCCTTGCCGCCAAGGTTTTTTCTACGGCATCAATCTGTAATTGCACATCGCGGTATTTACTTGCAAATTCAATCATCCTCTCCGCTTGTTCCATGCCGGGTTTGCCAGCAATATCACCAAGCCTTTGGGCTGTGGCTATTTCTAAATCTGCTCTTGCTTTATCAAGGTCTCTTTTTATATCTCCGCCAAGCATTTGATCTAAAGTTGAGCCCTTTGCTCTTGGTTTTTTATCTTCACCTAACAAACTTGGTGTTTTCGGTTTTGGAGTTGGCTTCTCTGGTGCGGCAGCTCTCCTTAACTCAGACAAGCGTCCCTCAAGTCTTTTAGCGTCCGCTTCAAGTTGTTGCAACTCAAAACGTAAACCTGGCAGGACTGGCTGACCACCACCAAGCACTTGTCCATCAGTACCTAAAACTTGCAGACCTTGAGCAAGACCAATACCTGCCTTTTGGGCTTGATTAATGGTTGTTTTAAGTTCAGTAATTCTCGCCCGTGTATTAAAGAGTTGATCATTTGCTTTTTTGTAATCTGGTCCGGCAAGAGCTTGATTGATCTTATTAACAACTTGAATTGCAAGGTCAAGAATTTCTTTTAGTGCGGGCTGAAGCGTCTGTCCAATTTTTCTGGCAACTTCATCTACGCCATCAGTCAATGTGCTGAACTTGCCCTCCAACGTAGTAGATTGAGCAATCGCACCGTTTGCATATTTGCCGCCTTTGTCCGTCAGGTTAATGATGGCAACCTCAACTGCCTCAGCACTGATGCGACCTTTGCTTAAAGCCTGTTGAAACTCCTCCCCAGTCATTCCATACATACGCCGCAATTCTTCTTGCAGCGCAATCCCGCGTTCTTGAAACTGCAATAGCTCTTCGCCTTGCAATCTGCCTTTTGCCTGAACTTGCCCAAAAGCTGTTACCAGTCCCTGCAGCTCGGCACCAGTTGCGCCAGACACATCAGCAAGGCGTCTAGTTGTTGCTACAACATCCTTGGCTTCAACGCCAAAGGCTTGAAGTCGTTTCGCGGCATCAATTAGCTCACTACTAGTAAAAGGCGTTACAGCACCAAGTTGCTGCAAATCAGCAATAATTCTTTTTGCCTCTTCTACGCTGCCTGTTAATGTCTCAAAACTCCGTGTTTGTTTTTCTAGTTCAGCAGTTTTACCAACAACCAAGCGAATTGCTGACAAAGCCGTAAAACCTGCAGTCAAGCCAAGCACTGCACCTTTAAGGCTGCTAACACCAGCCTCTGCAGCTCTGGATGCAATATTGACTTGGTTTAAGCCGCGTACAGCACCTTGGGCGTTTACTTGTACGTCAACTACCGAAACAGCCACGGCAAACCCTACCTGTACCTATAGTCTACCGCCGAGACCTTGCCTTATCCATCTCAGCCTTTTCCCGCTTACCCTTGACTTCATAGTAAGCGGCAAAATGCACAAACTCAGCGTCCGTCAGCTCACTGCGTAGTCGGCTGACCGTCATGCCAAGTTCAGTAGCTAGGAAGAACTCAAAGAACAACCAAGAGTCTTCCTCTAGTCGTTTTTTGCTTCTTCGAAGTTGCCGCCACCACCCAACCCAAATAGAAACAGTTCCAAATCATTCAGCACGCGCTCAGGCAATTCACGCTGCAGCTTGGCAGCATCAGCAGAGGCAAACGCTTTGGTGCCATCCTCAAGCTCAGCAATTTGACACAGCATTTGCGTGCTGATGTCCATTGCCTCCTCAGAGCCAGCCAAAGTGCTAGCACGCTTACGGTCGGCTCGTGTAATAGGCTTGAAATATAGATCCAGCACCGCTTGCCCAGCATCATTGGTGACGCTGAATTTACGGCGCTGGTTCAGATCAAAAGCGCCAGTGAGCAGGTCAACGGCGCGGGGTGTAGCAGCAGGCATCAGATACCCAGGGTGAGAGCACCAGATGTGACGAAGTTAACCGTCACAATTTCGATCTCGCCAACCGTAGCACTGTATTCAGAGCCTGTCACCACAAGCGTGCCGGTAATCTTCTTACCGCCAGTCTCGTCCAAGTACAGCTCAAAAGCTGCATCGGCTTCGTCGGTGGCTTGGTTAACGTCCTTGATCAGGTCTAGCTTATCGCCAGAGCCAGGGGCGTCATACAGCAGTTCAATGGTGCCCGAACCACTGATCAGACCACCCACATTGGCACGATAAGTGTCGCCGTGGTCGGTCACATCCAGCGATTCCTTTTCTACGGTCATTGACCATGACCGCACTGCTGCGATCTCGGACAGACCGCCGCTACCGGCTTTGTCAAAGAAGACAGTGCCTTGTTGACCGCGATAAAAAGCCATGATCAGATGTCCAGAGAGATGGCGCCGTTGGTCACGAAGTTCAGGGTAATGACTTCGATTTCGCCCACGGTTGCAGAATATTCAGCCGAGGTAATGACACCATCAAAACTGATTTTTTTGGTGCCAGTGGTGTCAAGGAATAGCTCAAACAAAGCCAAGCCCTCATCGTTCGCCGTATTGACGTGTTCAATGAAGACGTTGGTTTCGTCCGCGCTAGAAGCGGTGTAAAGGATTTCGCAGGTGCCAGAACCGCTAATCAGACCGCCGACATTGGCGCGATAGGTAGCGCCCAAGGCGGTGGTGTCCAGCGATTCCTTCTCAACGGTCAAAGACCAAGAGCGGGTGCTGGTGATAGCTGCGGCAGAAGAGCCAGCATCGTCAAACTTGACGCTGCCTTGCTGTCCCCGGTAGAAGGCCATGGTTAGAGATCCTCGAAGGTTTCAAAGGTCAATCTGACCTGTGTTTGGAAGTAACCCTCTGGAGCTGGCGATGCCACCACCTCGGGTCCAGTAGGCGGATCAAAATGAACGCCACTGACTACTTGCCTATTGTAAAGGTCACGGATTCGCTTACCTATTGTCAGATTTGCTCCAGGTCCAACACCCTTTGGCGTAAAGACATTCATCACGATGACACCGATGACGCTGTTACTGCTGCCAGTGGTGCCGCCCATCGTCAGGAAGTTATTGTTGCCAAAGCTGACAAGGCATTGGACGAAGGAGCTGTTAGGCGTTGGGGTTGAGGGTTGGTTGTGAAACACAACCGGAATTGCTGGTGCCAATGCCAGCTCAGTAGCAAGCCTGCCCTCAATGGTGGAGCGGATGGTATTGAGATTGACGGCTGCCATCAGTCTTGTCTCCCTATGCGCTTGGCTTGTTGCTGAGCATAAGCAGTCATTTCACGGGCGATTCGTTCTGTCCACCCTGCGGGGGCTTGCGTGCTGCTACCACCTGCCAGTTTTTCTGCATACGGCAGATTGTTATGGATGTGATAAACCCCACCAGCACGCTCTACTTGATAATCAAGTTTGCGTGGCGGTCTGATTGCAGCATCACTGGCTTGAGGTCCTGCATCGTATCCCGGAGTTCCTTGCTCACTAATCGCCCAGCTAGCGCGAAAGCGTCCGGTATCAACAGGGCTTTCTTGCTTTAGCCTGCTGTCTGTTTCAAACACAACCACCCGCAGTAACTGCTCAAACTTCTCTTGGGAGTAGCTGCCAATCTGCGATAGGTTGATGCGTCGTGCCACTATGCCCTCAGGATTAGCTCGTGCGTAATAGCCGTGTTGTCCTGCTCAATCGTAGTGACCCTAATAATCTGATGGCTCACGCTGCTGATCACTACACGGTCAGCCGTGCTAGGTGCTGCTGCTAGGTCTGCTGCAGCTACCGTCAGTTTTTTGTCGCTTGCTTGAATCAGCTCGTTCACCTCACGAGCGTTCACATCCTCAAGCACGCCACGCACTGCAGTGTCAGCAGTGGTTTCTGTGATGGCGCCAGTGGTTGTGTTGTAAGCCCCTGGAGTCACTACACGAATTGTTACTTCACCACCAAACTTTGCCATCAACTTGCTGGCAACCTTGCGTAGCGGTACAGCCAATGCCATCAGATTTTATATGCTACGCAATGACCGTTTTGTAGTTGTATGCTTGTGAACACGCCATAAATTGTCGTTGCAGAGCTAAATGTTTGACCAGAAATACTATTACCGTCATAGTTTTGAGCAATAATTTCATCAACATGCGTATTGCTTGTAAAGTGAATAGCGCCCCATCGTCCAGTGCGTGTAGCTGTATCGCTGACGTAAGTAGCGCCAACTGAGTAATCAATAGCCAGGTGGTTGGTGTCACTCATGATCAAAGCCTGTATGCAACAACAGTGCCACTGGTCAGAGTGATGCTGGTAAAGACGCCTTCAATTTCAGTGCTTGCCTTAAAGGGAATCGCGCTCAACGTGTTGCCGGTCCAGTCCATAGCGGTCAGGCTAGCAATCACCGAATCCTCAAGCGCCACAATCTTGCCAAAGCGCCCGGCATGTGCTGCGGTGTCATCAATAAACTCAGCACTGGGATACGGGTAACCCATGATCAGCTCCGGCGAATCGAAAAGTTGCCTGGTCCACTAATTCTAAGCCCCGTCAAATACCGCTCCATAATTGGCGGCACTTTGTC